ATCAATTACACAAACATTCAAAGCATCTGATGGAACAAATTTAAGAAAAGTTTTCATGCCAGTTCCATACAATATTGGTTTTGAATTAAATATCTTGGTTAAACTAAACGATGATGGACTTCAGATCATTGAACAAATATTACCATTTTTTCAACCATCTTTTAATTTAACTGTAGATCTAGTAAGTGTCATTGGAGAGAAAAGAGATATTAGTGTTGTATTAGATAATATATCATTCCAAGATGATTATGAAGGAGATTTTGCAACAAGAAGAGCATTAATATACACACTCAATTTTACTGCTAAAACTTACCTATTCGGCCCTGTCGCAGATACTCCAGAGGGACTTATTAAGAAGGTTCAATTGGATTATCACACTAATATGGATCGTGAGAATAAGAGAAGAGAACTTCGTTATGTTGCTACACCAAAAGCGGTTAAAGATTATGATGGTGCGAATACAGAAGTTCTAACATTTAATATTACAGCAACAGCAGTTAGAATTACTATAAATGATACATCTAACTTCTCTGTCGGAGATCGTATTGTAATTGATAGTGAGGTAATGCAGATAAAAGAAAAACCTGATGCAACTACTTTGGTTGTGAAAAGAGGATTTGATAGGACACTTAAAGTGGAACATCTTGAACAGGCAAAGGTTAATAAATTAACTACAGCAGATGATAATCTTATAGATATTGGTGACGATTTTGGATTTAGTGAATCTTCTAGTATCTTTACTGATTCATTACAATTCAATCCTGCAACAAGGACAGACTCATGATGAACACTAATTTTGGTGATATTGAAAAATCTTTAAATGTTGAAACATCGATTGTAAAAAAAGATGAATCAAAACCTGAGTTACCTAATGTTGTTTTAAAAAAGAATGATGTTGAAAAGGATTATAAGTATACAAGAGGTCAATTATATTCTTTAATTGAAAAGGGACAAGAAGCAATCAATGGTATTATGGAAGTTGCCGGTGAAAGTGCAAGTCCAAGAGCATATGAAGTTGCTGGACAGTTAATTAAATCAGTTGCAGATAGCACAGATAAATTAATGGATTTACAGAAGAAGATGAAAGATATTGATGAAGAAGGTACTAAAACACAAAATAATGTCACAAATAATGCCTTATTTGTTGGATCTACAAGTGAGTTGTCAAAACTTCTAAAACAAGGTATTCTAAATAATAATGAGTCGAAAAGCACTGAATAATGAAATCCTGTAAAAAAGGATACTACTATTGCAACACTGACAAGAAGTGTAAACCAATTCCTGAAGGATCTGTTCTTCGTGATGATGGTTTCCTTATGAAAGAAACTTTAGATAAAAAAGATAAACCATTTATAAAACATTTGGTTAAAAAACTAAAGAGTGGTTCTAAAACACATGCAAAACAAGCAGATGATTTAGAAAAAGCAATGAATGAAGATAAGCATGGTGATCATGAACCAGAAATGATTCGTAATCAATTGAAGACTGCAGGTAGAGCATCTAAGAGGATTGCAAAACATTCACGCAAGAAAGACAATTTCAAAGCATGGGTTCAATCAAAGATAACCAAGGCATCTGATTACTTAGATACTGCTGCAGATTATCTTGATAGTAAAGAAGTGAATGAGGAAGGTCTCCGTGCTTGGTTTGGTAAATCAAGTGGAACTACTAAGTCTGGACGCAAAGTAAAAGGTTGGGTTCAAGTTGGTGGTAAATATGATGGTAAACCTTGTGCTCGCCAACCCGGTCAAAAAACAACTCCTAAATGTACATCTTCTTCAAAAAGAAGATCTATGAGTGATAAAGAGAGAGATAGTGCTGCAAGAAGAAAAAGAGCAGCAGATCCTAATCAACCACAAAAATCAGGTGCAGCAGCACCAACAATGGTATCAACCGATCCGAAAAGAAAAATGAAAGAAGAATTTACAACATTACCTTTGAGACTAGAGATTCCAAAGAGTGCTTTAGATTTCAAACAAGGATTAATGTTTCGTGAAAGTTTAGATACAGATAGCGGTATGCTTTTTGTATTTGATAATATTGCACAGCAATCATTTCATATGACTGAAACAAGAATACCTCTTGACATTGCATTTATCAGAGAAGATGGTGTTATTGAAAGTATTAAGCAGTTAGAACCAAATAATCCAATTCCAGTATATTCGGAAGGAGATATTGAATTAGCAATCGAAGTTAATCGTGGTTGGTTCGCAGAAAATAATGTAGAAGTCGGAGATCAATTAGATGTTGAGTATATAATACCAAATCAAAGAGAGAAGTATCGTTCAGAAACAGGGACAATACATGATATTATTAATGAAGTTAAAGATAAGAAAGGTAAAGGTAGTGGCACAAAAGATGCTTGCTATCATAAAGTTAAGTCAAGATACTCTGTATGGCCATCTGCATATGCATCAGGTGCATTAGTTAAGTGTCGTAAAGTGGGTGCTGCAAACTGGGGTAATAAATCAGAGGCATATGAAGTAACTAATGCTGACAAGAAAGGAAATACACCAGCATATCAAGGTTTAAAAGCAGGTAAGAAAAATAAACTTACAGGTAAACCTTTATACAAGGCAGCAGATCACATGAAGGAAAATAGTGTGATTGAGAGTGAATTATTAGTTCAAGATTGGAAGAAAGATGATATCAAGTTTACTGAAGTTGAAGCAGTAGATATCATTAAACCAGAACCACTTAATCCTTCTGATTGGAGAACTGATTTAGGTGAAATGAAAAGAGATGAATATGGCGATCCGATAGGTGGGCCAAAAATTTCTAAGAAACAGAAGGCAAAGAATCTTGCATCAAATACTCCTGATGAGCAACATACTACAGCAACTTCTGAAGGTATGGCATATGGTATTAGTAAAGGATCAGGTAAACCATCAGGTCAAATGGCAGCATTTGGAAAACAAGAGAAGAAACCAAATCCATATGGTAAGAGAGCAAAGTTAAAGATGATTATTAAGAGCATTGCTGAGAAAGAAAGATCAAAGGCAGGTGTTACAAGTGAAGAGGTTGTAGATGAAGCAAAGGTAGATAAAGTAAAATCACCAATTTATTCTACACCAAGAACACTAGCAAGAAATGAAAGAAAATTTGGTAAAAAAGGTAGTCTAGAACCTCAAGGATACTTTGGTCAGAAACCCTCACAGGCAGCTGAACTTAGTAAGAAAAGAACAGATGAGCATAAAGCAAAAAGAGGTGTCAAGACAAAAGGTATGAGTGAAGCAATGAATCCTGCACAACAGGCAGCAATTGCAATTTCTAAGAAGCAAAGATTAATGGATCTAATGGTTGCTAAGAAAAAGAAAAAAAGTATGAAAGAAGAGAATCTAGATGAAAAATGCTGGAAAGGATATGAAAAGAAAGGTATGAAGACTATGTTTGGTAAGAGATATCCAAACTGTGTGAAGAAAAAAGTCGGTGAATCTATGGTAAACTGGAGAGATGAAATAGGTTATGAGGGTAAGGATGAAGTAAAAAAGCTATCTGAAGACGATATGAAGGGTATGAGTGTCAGTTCAGGACACAAAAGACCTACCAAAAGCGGTGCTGGAATGACACAGAAAGGTGTTGAAGCATATCGTCGTAAAAATCCCGGATCAAAATTAAAGACTGCTGTAACTACAGAACCTTCCAAATTAAAGAAAGGTTCTAAAGCATCAAACAGAAGAAAAAGTTACTGTGCACGAAGTGCAGGGCAAATGAAAAAGTTTCCAAAAGCAGCAAAAGATCCGAATAGTAGATTAAGACAAGCACGAAGACGCTGGAATTGCTGATTAAATTATGTCTGATAATGTTTACCTTGGAAATCCGAATCTAAAAAAAGCAAATACACCGATCAACTTTACTCAAGAAAACATACTTGAGTTTATGAAGTGTAAGGATGATCCAGTTTATTTTGCAAGAAAATATATAAAGATAGTTTCTCTTGATAGTGGACTCGTTCCTTTTAGTCTATATGATTTTCAAGAAAAGTTAATCAGAAATTTTCATGAGAGTAGATTCAATATATGCAAGATGCCTCGTCAGACTGGTAAGTCTACCACATGCGTATCTTACTTATTGCATTATGCTGTTTTTAATGATAACGTAAATATTGCAATACTTGCAAACAAAGCATCAACTGCCCGTGATTTATTGGGTAGATTACAGTTGGCATACGAAAACTTGCCAAAATGGATGCAACAGGGTATTATTGCATGGAATAAAGGTTCTCTTGAACTCGAAAATGGATCCAAAATTTCAGCTAACTCTACTTCTTCATCTGCTGTCCGAGGCGGATCCTATAATGTCATCTTTCTCGACGAGTTCGCTTTTATCCCGAATCACATTGCTGATGACTTCTTTGCCTCTGTTTATCCTACTATATCTTCTGGACAAAGCACAAAAGTCATCATAGTCTCTACACCACGAGGTATGAATCACTTCTACCGCATGTGGCATGATTCAGAAAGAGGTAAAAATGAATATGTACCAACGGAAGTTCATTGGTCAGAAGTTCCGGGAAGAGATGAAGCATGGAGAGAACAAACAATTGCAAACACTTCAGAACAACAATTCAAAGTTGAGTTTGAATGTGAGTTCTTAGGGTCTGTCAATACACTTATTAATCCTGCTAAACTTAAAAACTTAGTATATGAGAACCCAATCAATCGAAATGCAGGTTTAGATATACACGAAAACCCAATCAAGAACCATCAATACTTAATTACTGTTGACGTTGCTCGTGGTCTGGGTAATGACTATTCAGCATTTATAGTTGTAGATATAACTAATTTTCCATATAACATAGTTGCCAAATATAAAAATAACGAAATAAAACCAATGTTATTCCCTAGTATCATCTATGATGTTGCAAAAGGATATAACGATGCTTTTCTTTTAGTTGAAGTAAATGATATTGGAGATCAGGTTGCAAGTATCATTCATTATGATCTTGAATATGACAATTTACTCATGGCATCGATGAGAGGTCGTGCCGGTCAGGTTGTAGGAACAGGATTTTCTGGTAAAAAGACACAGTTAGGTGTCAGAACCACTGCTGCGGTGAAGAAATTAGGATGCTCAAATCTTAAAACTTTACTTGAGGATGATAAAATACTCGTGAAGGATTATGAAATCATATCAGAACTGACTACTTTTTCACAGAAACACAACTCATTTGAGGCAGAAGAGGGATGTAATGATGACTTAGCAATGTGTTTGGTTATATTTGCATGGTTAGTTGCACAGGATTATTTCAAAGAAATGACAGATAATGATATACGAAAAAGATTATATGAAGA